CTGACCTAGCCAACCTAGTTCTTGCACAGCAGAAGAGTGACCCCGATTACTACAAAGCGGTTCTAAGCAATCTAGAACAGTTGTCCGTCTCGGACACAACAACAGCGGTCCTTCTTGATTCATTCTACAAACAACGTGTACTGAAAGAGCTTTCCCTAGCTGCCTACGAGGTTAGCGAGGGTAAGAAAGAGTTTGATTCTCTTGCACCACTGATCCAACAGCTGCAAGATGAGCAACAGGTAACCCATGATGACACCTTTGACTTTGTAACCGATGATATTGACCAACTCCTCAACGAAACCTTCAGGCAGCCAGGACTCAGGTGGAGACTCAACACTCTCAACTCTATGCTTGGATCGCTTCGAGCTGGCGATTTTGGCTTCATCTTTGCCCGTCCTGAAACAGGTAAGACAACTTTCCTTGCATCAGAAACTACCTTCATGGCCCAGCAGCTCCCCGCTGATGCAGGACCTATTATCTGGTTTAACAACGAAGAGCAACACGGGAAGGTCCGTATCCGCTGTTTCCAAGCGGCCCTAGGGGCTACCCTTGCACAAATCAATTCACACCCTGCAAGGGCTCGTGAGGCCTTCCTAAAGGCTACTAATGGAAAGCATCAGCTACTTGACACGAAAGGTCCACTAACCAAGAACCTAATTGAGAAGGTTGTCCAGAAGTACAAACCTAGTCTAGTAATCTACGATGTTATTGATAAAATCCAAGGATTTAAAGCAGATAGGGAAGACCTCATTATGGGGGCTATTTATCAGTGGGCACGGGAATTAGCAAAAACACATCACCATGCTGCGATTGGGGTATGTCAGGCAGATGGTTCCGGTGAGGGACAAAAATGGCTGTCTATGGCAAACGTGGCAAGTGCAAAAACAGCCAAGCAAGCTGAGGCAGATTGGATTCTAGGTATAGGCAAAACAAATGATGTGGGATATGAGGCCATTCGCTATCTCCATGCCAGTAAAAATAAACTAGCTGGAGACATCGACACTGATCCTAATCTACGGCATGGAAAAAGAGAGGTATTGATTGAACCTTCTATCGGACGATACAAAGATATGTAGACAGAAAGCGTACCGTGCATACCATGACGCAAAGGGGCGTTGTAACAACACTAAACACCCTAGATATAAAGATTGGGGCGGCCGTGGTATTGAGTTCCGTTTTAGTTCTTTTCAAGAATTCTTAGATGCTGTGGGTCTTCCTCAAAAGGGACAGTCTATAGATCGGAAAGACAACGATGCCCATTACTGTTGTGATAATGTCCGCTGGGCTAGTAGGGAACAGCAGCAACACAATAAACGGGTCTATCAGCATAACACTACTGGACACACTGGGGTTAGAAAAGTTCGTGCAAAGGGCCTAGTCACTGAGACTTGGCAAGCCTATGTGCATGTCAATAGAAAGTTTATACAGCTATATTCTGGACCTTCTTTTGAAGAGGCTGTAAACGCTCGTAAATCTTTTACTTATGAGGATTTGAAATGATGTACGTTATTGTGTTTGTTATTGGTTACTGGGTGGGCATCACCCTAACCAGTTTGCCTTATGAAGAGGAAGAAGAATGAAACTAGAGTTCATTGAGGTAGGTACTCAGTCAAAAGCCGATGGTGATTGGAGAACCTTCCTATACTTTGAGTATGACGGGATTCCGCATGAACTACGTGGATATGGGAAGACACACGAAGAGGCCCTCGCACAAGCTAGGAGTAGGTACAACGATCCTGAGTACATGCTACATATTTATGGTATTGATCTAAATGAAACTAAAGAACCGAAGTAACTTGTTCCTAGTTGCACGTGAGTTTGAAAACGAAGAGTGTCCTATTGCGGGGTTCCTGACACTAGAGAGTGCCGATGCTTATGCGGCCTCTTGTCAACAAGACTACGAGGACAAGGAAGTGGATGGCTTCCTCTTCAAGGTTGTTCCACTAATCTACTACGATATGTAATTGTCGCATGAATGCTCCAGATGATAATGAGTTTGCTAGGTATCTAGCTAGTCACCTACAACAACATAGTGATGACTTTGCATCTGTGTCTCATTATGAACGTGTTGATGTAGATGTTGATAAGTTGTATGAACTTATTAAAAAGTTTATGGAAACACTACCATGACTACTGCACAAGACCTGCGTAGGGTGATTGGTGAGATTCGACGACGCCCATACCCAATCAAAGACCTCATTCCTTTGTTAGACAGGGCTGCAACAGAGTTAGAAAATAGTATACCCATCCCAACACATCAGGAATATTTAAATGATAAAAATGCCTAATGAGAGTCCTGGCCTTTGACACAGAAATAACAACGTGGAATAAGGGTCACGCCTTTGACCCACGTAACAAGATGGTGTGCTACAGCTACTGCAATGGTCTAGGACAAGCAGGGGCACAACCAGCCAAGAAAGGTTCTCTAGCTTACCTCCAGACACGGATAGACAAGGCAGACCTCCTTGTCCTGTTCAATGCCAAGTTTGACTTGCAGTGGATTGTCAAAGAAGGCTTGACATACAACCCACATAAGGTGTGGGATTGTCAGCTGGCTCACTTCTTGATGACCAACCAAACTCATCGCTTCCCCTCCATGAATGAGGTTGCAGAGTATTGGGGGTTGCCACAGAAGCCTGACGTGGTTAAGACAGAGTATTGGGAAAAGGGAATCAATACAGATCAAATCCCATGGCCTGTCCTAGAAGAGTATGCAACACATGATGCGGTAACCACCTACCAAATCTACCTAAAACAAAACGAGGCACTACAAGGCAACAAACGTAAGATGTTTAGGTTGCAGTGCCAAGACCTTTCTTTGCTTCGGGAGATGGAAGCCAATGGCATCCCTTTTGATGAAGAACTTTGCCAAGTAAGAGCAAAGGAGTTAGATGACAAAATATCAGAAATCCAAACAAAACTCCGGTCGATTTATCCCACTGTTCCTGTTCTCTTCAGTAGTAACGATGATTTGTCTGCCTTTCTTTATGGCGGCGTGGTCAAAGAAGATGCTAAAGAGTTTATTGGATATTACAAGGGAGGCCAAAAAGCAGGTCAACCCAAGTACAAAAATGTGGTGATTGAGCACACCCTTCCTCGCCTCTACCAGCCCATCAAGGGTTCTGAGATGAAGAAGGAAGGCAACTACGCGGTAGACGAAGGTACGTTGCGTAAGTTGAAGGGTAACAAAAGCACTGTCGCACTTTTGTTGGAACTCTCAAAACTAGAGAAACTGAATGGCACATACTACAAAGGCCTTATCAAATTGCGTGAAGAAATGGGTTGGGATGTCGGCACCTTGCATGGCAACTTCAACCAAACCACCGCCCAAACAGGCCGGCTCTCAAGTAGTCGCCCAAATCTCCAAAACTTTGCAAGCGAACTTCAAGACATTTTCATAAGTAATTATCATGATTAGACCTGATTATCGGCTATATAAACGAGTTTGTGTTGTAGAGGACTATGAATGTCCTTTCTCGTTAGGAGAACTAAAGGCATGGGTGGATAGAAATGTTCTGGAATATGGAGAAGCTACCGAGGTACGATTGGAAGTACCCCGATGGGAGGATGAGGGTTCTGCCTTTTGTCTCTATCAGTATCAACCAAAAACACAACAAGAACTGGAAGCACAGGATAGGTTGGACAAACAACATGCCCTTCTAAAAGAACAGCAGGAGAGGGCCCTCTTTCTACAGCTATATAAAAAATATGCAGAATAAACAACAACTAGACCTCTTCCACTTTGATGACCTATGTGCTGACCTTGCTTGTGAAATTGAGCGGGGAGGTGCTCGTAACTTTGCTATGGAGTTTGAACAGCGTTACCCACAACATTACCATGAACTAAAGGTACAGATGACACGAGAGTATAAACAAGTGCCAGTACTACTCAAGGGGAACTGAGATGACTACATGGTCAATTGATGAAGAAGATTCTAGCTGGGTGGGAAATAGTTGGGCACGGGCCAACAAGCTGTCTGAGCTAGAGTATGCTCAATGGTCTAGACCAAATCAAAAAGAGTATGATAAGGAGATTGCTCGTCAGAACAAAGAACAGGCTCCCGACTATGATCCTTGGACGGATAGCTACTACTAAGAATGCTTATTCAATGCGACGCGAGCCAGTTGGAATGGAGGACAGCCCTTGAATTAAGTAAGGACTGGACCGGAATCAATGAGATTATTGGAGGGGAGGACACTCACGCAAAGAATCAAGAAGCGTTTATCTTACCCTCCCGTCTCATTGCCAAAATCTTTTTGTTCCGTTAACAAATGTAGCGGCTTGTGGGAGCAATCTCACTCGAATAATCTGGTGAATTCAGGGGAAGCGTAGACCACGTTATCCTGAGCGAAGCTTAAGATTTTCTCATTTAGTACTTGACATGTACCCCTCCAGTATGCTATAATAATAGGTATAGGAGGAAATATATGCGTACTTTTAAAGAGAAACCTTGTAAATACTGTGGAGAGCTGTTTACCCCAACAGGATCAAGTCACAAGTTCTGTACTAAAGAACATCAGTACTTGTGGATGAAAGAAGAAGGGATTCATAAACACTACCGTGATTCCTTTAACGCCAAGCATGGTGTAAAGGTAGGTATAGGTTCAGGTGGCACGACAGGGGTTGGGCCTAAGAATCACATGTACAAACATGGTAGAGATGCTTTCAGGAACTTTGCCCGTAAGTTAAAACTTCTGGGTGTTCCTTGTGCTGGTTGTGGTAAGGACCTACGAGACGCCCCACGGGGTGATTGGTGTGGCCACCACCGCGATCATGATGACACAAACAACCACCTAAATAATCTGGTGTTGTTGTGCAAACACTGTCATCACATGCACCATGAGAGTTACAGGAATTTACCAAGTCTTAAGAACGTGCAACGACTAGAGCATAAGCTCGTAGAGAACAGCGTTCTCGAAGTACCAGAGGCCCCTCAGGGGTCGTGATATAGTCTGAGCTGTATGGGAACATACAGAGACTGCACGGAAGCGGTGTAGTCGTAACACAACTGACAATTTTCAGGGGTTCAGGATGGAGTTTTGCTAACGATCCAGATTTCATGCACGTTAGCACTTCTTCTAACTTCTGGGATGAGAAGAGTGAGAAGTTCTACAAGAAGTATTCCGAACTCGACAAGACCCACCACCGGTGGAAGGACATTGTTATGTCTGGTAAGCCCATTGTGGGTCCTCTGGGACGAGAGTGGACTATTACAATTCACAGGGACTTCCGTGGGGAAATCAAAATCCCATGGACCACCCTGTCCAACTATCCCATTCAAGGTACTGGGGCGGACATCATGACCCTTGCTCGCTTGTCTGCTAACCGACGTATCAAAGACGCAGGCATCGCCGCTAGGCTAATTTCCACGGTCCATGATTCAATCGTCTGGGATACGCAAGAGAAGTACCTAGAACCAATTAGGGATATTTGCGACGGAGTATTTAGGGACATCCCTGCCAACATCAAGAAAATCTTTGGCTACGAGTGGGACACTCCCATGGCTTGTGAGAGCAAGTATGGTCCCAATATGAAAGAAATGTCTAAGTTCAAATGAAAGAATATCTAGAAAAACTTGCACGAAAAGACCTCGCTACGGACGACGAAGAGTTTGATCCACAGGATTGGTGTGGTGGAAACTTCGACGATGCTTTTGAAATGGGTACACAAGCAGGAGAAATCATGCTAGCCCGAGAGCTTTTGGAAAAATATTTCCAAAACAGTTGACAACCACCACTTACGTGTGCTATACTATTAGCTTGATCTGACACCTCTTGTGTTTCGACGCTTGAGAAGGCCCGACAGGGCGGCAGTGTCCCTGTAATATAGTAAGCAGGACTACCACAGTCTGGTGGCGAAACAGGTAGACGCAAGTAGACAATACCAAAGTTGCAGGTTCGAGCCCTGCCCAGACGACCAAAATATTTAAGGAAATAAATGCAAATCCAAATTCTCTCTACTCAAGTTAATCAAGCAACCACCAAGACGGGCAAGCCCTATGACATTGTGGAAGTCGCTTATAAGAACCTCTCCTTCCAAGGTAAAGTGGAAGGGCGCAAGATCATGCCGTTTGGTGCCACGGCAGCGACCCATGCAGCTTTGAAGAACGCAACCACTGGTCAAGTGTATGAGGTCACTGTTGTAAAGGGGGAGAGTGGTTATAACGATTGGACAGCCGTCTCTCTTTCTACTGGAGAAACTACCCCCTCGGCTGCACCAGCAGGACTATCAACCCCCAAAGCCCAAGTGGGTCAAACTCGGAGCACGTATGAAACTCCCGAAGAACGAGCGCAGCGGCAAATCCTCATTGTCCGTCAATCTAGTGTTAGCGCTGCTGTCGCTACTCTGTCTGTGGGTGCTAAAGCAGTTAAACCTGCTGACGTAATTGCAGTTGCTAAAGAGTATGAGGCCTATGTGTTTGGGCTTGGAGAGTCTAAAGGACCTAGCTCAGACTTCGAAGACCTGCCCAACTTTGATGTGCCAGACGTTAGCTAATGTTTACAGAGAGACAAGAGCGTCTCCTAAAGAGATGTGAGAAAGCTGGATATGGGTGGGCTAAGTTTGCTAAAAACGTCCGATCTTCTGAAAAATGTTCTCCTAAACAAGAGGACACTCTTTGTGACATGTACAACACTTTAGAAAGCTTCTCCATTTCTAGGCCAAAGCAGTATTCAACCTCTCTTACGGATAGTGAAATTATGTCTTTTGGACTATATTTGTGATAGCCTTAATTGATGCTGACCTAGATGGCTAACCAGTACACGGCCTATACATTTATTTCTGGTGCCCATAAGTACTGTTCTTTGTGTAAAGAGATAAAACTACATAGTGAGTTTCACAAAGATAAGAAAAATATTCGTTCAAAAGGGCTTGCCTATTACTGTAAAGTCTGTGCCATAACTAAGGCGCAGGCTTTTCATAAAGCTAACTCACACACAGACGAATTTAAACGGATCAAAAAAGCAGCCTATACTAAGCATCGGTACGGAATTACGTTAGAAGAGTATGAGGAAAAGTTAGTACAACAGCAGAATCAGTGCTCTATTTGTGGAATAGGACTCCAGAATACAGGTCCCTTGACACATCTAGATCATTGCCACTCTTCAGGAAAATTGAGAGACTTTCTTTGTACTAATTGTAATAGGGGATTGGGTTCTTTTATGGATAACACAATGTTTCTACAAAACGCTATTGATTATTTAAACAGGCATAATCAGGACGGTCAAGAGTGAAAGCGCTCGTGGATGCGGATTTGGTAGCCTACCGATGTGCAGCCTCCTGCCAAAAGCAGGGGGTTCTTACAGAAGACTTTGGTATTGCTCAAGGAAGGGCTAGCAACCTTCTCTTGAATATCTTCTCTGAGGTTAAGGCCATGGATCGTGTGCTGTACCTCTCTGGTGGTGAGAACTTCCGCAAGAAGGTTGTGCCAACCTATAAGGCCAACCGAGAGGGACAGGAACGCCCCGAGTATCTAGAGCCTCTCAGGGAGTACTTGGTAACTGAGTGGGGTGCAAAAGTCACTGATGGTATTGAAGCCGATGATGCTCTGGGTATCCATCAATCAGAGGCTCCTATAGGAACCACCGTGATTTGCTCTCTGGACAAGGACTTGAAGCAAGTACCGGGCTACCATTACACTTGGGAAATGAACGGAACAGGTTCTACTGGCAAGGCATGGAAGAGAGAAGCTGAGTTGTCTTTCGTCAAGCCACAAGAGGGGATGTTCAACTTCTATTGGCAGATGGTCATGGGAGACAGAGCAGACAATGTACCCGGCTTTGATGGGAAGATGCGAGCAGTGGTGCCGAAGTTCCTAGAGGGGCACTACCATATAATGCAAGAGCTTGACGACGAACAGGAACTGTTCAATTATGTGTATGCCTTGTATGATGAAGCAGGTACTTCAGCAGGACAAATGCTTAACAATGGTTTCTGTTTGCACGTACAACGATTTGAAGGGGACAATTGGCTACTAAAAGGAACCCAGCTTCTAAAAGAAGCTCAACTACACAACGGACAGAGTTTAACGGAGGCAGTTGGACCCTTGGCAGATTTAATTCATTCATCACGTCAACTCTTCGAGCAGGAGCACGACGATGGCAACCCAAGTATGACACTCTAAACGCAGCTAAAACTGAGAAGAAAATCAATCCTAAGTCTGGACGACTCGCTCAACACTTTCGGTGTGAGTTGTGCAAGGAGGAGTTTACAGCTAAGGACATGAACGTCGATCACATTCTGCCTGCTGTAGACCCTGACAAGGGGTTTGAGACATGGGACATCTTCATTGACCGTTTGTTCTGTGAAAAGGACAACCTACAAGCCATCTGCGTACCATGCCACAAAATAAAAACATTAGCCGAGAAGAAAGGGCGCAATGGAAATCGACAAAAAGATTGAAACAGAGATGGGGACGGTCCATTTCAAAGGTAACTTGACGGATGATGAATTGGACTACGTTGTGACAATTGGATTGGCAACTCTAATGATTAGGGGTGAGTTGCAAGCGGAGTATGCAACAGAGGATGGCTCATTAATCTCTAATGGAACGGATACAATTCAATGAATAAGTTTTTTCTAGCTGCTAATCAAACAATCTGGACATACTCGGCTATCTTGTCATGTGTTCTCTTTGCTACAGGTAAAGATACTCTTAGTGATCTAATCCAATCCGTGGTATTGCTGGGATATTTGACATACTTCACTCTAGACCAATGGGATTCTGAATGAAAGTATATATTGGTTTAGAAGACCCTTTGATTTATTCTTTGTCTCAAGAAAAATACTCAGGTTTTGACAAAGAAGTTGAGATGTCCCACGATCTCTACATTAAATTCTCAAAAACAATTGGGTATTGGAACGAAATGCAGGATTATCTACACGATCTTTATGACAAAACACCTCGTACTCCCTGATGTCCAAGCGAAGAGTGGACATGACTTTACTTACCTAAACAAGATAGGTAAATATCTAGTAGAGAAGAAACCAGACAAAGTTATCTGTCTTGGTGATTTTGCTGACATGCCTTCCCTAAGCTCCTACGACGTGGGTAAGAAGAGTTTTGAGGGGCGTAGGTACAAGGCAGACATTGAGGCCTCTCACGAGGCTATGAAGGCCCTCCTATCCCCCTTGTGGGAGTTTAACCGACGTGCTAAACGCAATAAAGAAAAGCTCTATCGTCCAGAACTTATCCTTACACTGGGCAATCATGAAAACCGTATTAATCGAGCCGTCAACGACTCCCCTCAATTGGAAGGCGTCCTATCGGTCGATGATCTTGGGTTTCGAGATTATGGGTGGAATGTTTACCCATTTCTGGATGTTGTTATGGTCGATGGTATTGCTTACTCTCACTATTTTGTTACAGGTCTTATGGGTCGCCCTGTTACTTCCGCTGCTGCTTGCTTATCTAAAAAGCACCAGAGTTGTGTACAAGGGCATCAGCAAGGTCTTCAAATAGCGACAGCCCACAAGGCTGACGGCACTCGGTTAACGAGTATTATAAGTGGTTCGTGCTATGAACATTCAGAGGATTATATGAGTAGTCAAGGTAACAACCATTGGAGGGGTTTCCTAATGCTGCATGATGTACAACCTTCAGGTGAGTTTGACTTGATGCCGGTTAGCCTCTCTTATATACAAAAGAAATATCCATGATGACGTATACTGAGGCGATGTACAGACAGTACTCGCCCTATGACAACCCATACCAAGGTAAAGACAAGCGAGTTCTTTTTGTCTGTAGTGCAGGTATTTTACGTAGTGCCACTGCTGCTCGTATCTATGCCAAGAAGTATAACACCCGTTCAGCAGGAAGTATGGGATATGCCCTTATCCCTGTAACACATGAGCTAGTTCTTTGGGCACAAGAGATTGTGTTTGTGAATAAAGAGAACTATGAGGAGACTTGTAAGTCTTTTAAATTAGAAGACTTCCCCTGTCTTGTCAAAGTGCTAGATATCCCCGATCAGTATGAGCATATGCACCCAGAACTGATTAAATGTTTTGAACAGCAGTACGAAGCACTAGTATGATTTACTTTTCCGAGGGGTACAAGTATCAATTAGAACAGACATACAGTCAGTTTACTGGTATTGTTTGCCAAGGTGGTGGGAATGCTTTTGTAGACATTAAACCTAATGGTTTTTTGACCATTTCAAAAGGCTATGCTTGGGACGGGGCTAGTGGTCCTGCCATTGACACTCTCAACTTCCGTAGAGGTTCCCTAATACACGACGCTCTCTACCAGCTGATTCGCCTTGGACATGTGTCTCTAGCTGATCGAGACAAAGCTGACCGCCTCTTACAACAAATAGTCTTGGAAGATGGTATGACCCGTCTACGGGCTTGGTGGGTTTACACCGCTGTTAGTATCTTCGGCGGTGTCTACCTAAACAACAATGCAACTAAAATCCTCACTGCACCCTAATGCTAAAAGTAATAATTGAACTCCATCCCTATGGGGATAGTGAAACAGCACATGAAATTTCATCTTTCTTTATTGGGAATGATGGAACAGGAACACCCCTTTACGTCAATTTCATTAAGCATAGTGTTTTTCAATAACAGCTTGAACAAGGTGCTCTACAGGAGAAATACGTGGCCAATCCTGCACAGAGGGCTCCCAGAGGTCTTCTTCATTCTTTTTAAAGAGATAATTACCGTAAAGGGGTGTTCCTGTTCCATCATTCCCAATAAAGAAAGATGAAATTTCA